CCTAACTTACACGCTACTTTCTGAAGGTAACGCTCATCTTCCCCCTTGTGAGGTACAAATGACTATATGTCGCGTATCTTGCAACATGCCTAAATAGCATCAGAAATGATGGAAAGCAAGGAGAAAATGCTTTCATACATGTGGTGACAACTTCGTGTTGTACTTTCTATGAGTTTGGAGAAGCTACTCCCCATAGATTTGTGAAAAACCAGATGTATCTGAAGTGATAATAGATTGTTTAGTGACCTATGACAGGTTGCGGCAACTATAATATGTGTGCGTACAGTAGTTTTATACTTATTTTCTACTGAGGCAGATATATAGGGCGGCATCGACCTGTAGTCAGTGCTATAACAAACGCGCATTCCTGAGCGCTATCACATTCCACCAGTCTGACCAAGATTAAAAAGGTATGTCGCAATGATATACAACGGTCAGTACATATTTTGTGTAATATGTGTGGTGTATCAAGTATGTATAAGGAGCCATCTACACGGCAAGTAAAATGTGTATTTACCTCATACTACTTTAAACAAAATCTTAGTTACGGAGATTTCGACGCAATTGGCCGCCGAATGTCATATCCCCACCAGTATTCATAACTGAACTGGTAACTGAACCGATACCTGATAAGGAATTGTATCCGGTTCGCCCAGGATCGGGCAAGATACCTTTTACGTATGACCACATAGTCTCCAAATTGGTCCATTCGGACGCTAACGTAGCAACATTGGTAGTTCCACCCATACCAATAGGCGCTGCATTGTGTTGGAGAGACTCAACATATTCGATGTTGACTACTACTTCATAAAAAACAGTAGTAGCATTACCGATACCTGAAAAAGAAACATAAGGTATTGAACACGGTAATGGTGTAGTGGTAAGAAAACCTGTTGCATTAACCATTTGAGGATAGAACGAAAATGAATCCGTATCTTGTGGACGACCACATGCAACACCACCCTCATAGCCTTTCCCAATATGGGACGTAGGAAACACTATGAGGTCGGCCGGGGTAAGCGCCTGTGATAAAGCAAAGGTTGATCCAGGGATCGAACCTACAGCGCATTGACCAGGGGACGCAGTAGCAGCTAAGTTGGGATAAGCTTTAATACCAGCTGATATAACACGACCAGCACCTGCCGAAGCAAGGATGGCGGTATAATCAGTAGCATTAGAGATAGCTGCTGAAGTCGCGAACGACACTGCAGAACCCCCGTTTGCAATAGAGAGCAAACCGGCGGTTTGAGGGTAAACGACTAATGCGAGCGTTCCATCAGCATTAGCAGCAGTATTACCACGTAAATACAAAGTTGATATACGAGTTTGGACAAGAGCTCCAAAACCTAGCGGGACACCGGAGTGTTCAAAAGGATCCGCTATGGTCTCAATATATTGTCGTGTCAACTTTCCAAAAGAAGGTCCACTCTTCTTAGGACCCTTCTGCTTAGCAACGTTTGCTTTTTTCTGAACGTTGGAGGTATTTCTTTTGTTTTGATTTGATTTTGGTTTGGAAGTTTTAGGACTTACCTTTCCTCTCTTAGATTGATTCATAAGGGTCCGCCCAACCATGTAGGATTAAGAAGCCTACGGCGCGACTATGCTCACATGAACGTCAAACTGACTAGCCTTTGTAGTCTGTTGGCATTTAGATACTGTACACTATCCCTAGTGCAGATGTGACCGGTTCTTCCGCAAACATCCCTCCAGTATCACTTAGCTCACCTCCTTAACGGTGATTTGGCTAATTAAGTTCATGGACCTCAATTGTAGATGAAATTTATCCATCTACTAACGTAACTATATTAACATTGTTAGTTACAAACTTATGGCTCTGTCCAGGATCGGACCATAACCTTGGTTGTTTACGAATCAATAGAGTAAACCACACATAACGCAAAGAGTATTATATTACTCCCGATAGTAGAATTTCAATATAATTCTGACGTATAACTTTACTACGTATACGCTCTACTAAATCGGTATCTTCTCTTTCTAATATAGCACGTTCCTGTGCGAGAAGATTTGCATCACACCTATTGTCCCCTACATATTTATATTCTGTAAAGGACAAAGTTGACCACTTACTCATGTCACCATAGAAGATCCTGTTATCTCTATAACAAGGATCATTATAGAGTTTCTTATAATTAAAACCAGTCGGAGGTTTAACGCCTTTAAACTGGAACTCTAATCTTTCTAATTCCTCGCTATCATATTGAGGACACGACCAATTCGGCTGGGGGTTATAACCGTAAGGTTACGACATGAGGGAGGCATAGGATTCATGTAGCCCGGTACTTTAACACAGTAATCAGGTACACGAATATCAATAAAATTCCTATCCTCTCTATCAAGATCAACTTGTTGGCCAATTGGCTTCATAGGTTTTTTTAGGTAAGGTGTTGTCCACTTCGTATATAATGTGGACGCGATAACCTGTTGAGCAGTAGTCACAATAGTATAAGGTGACAACATTTCCTTTTCGGAAGATGTTAACTGCTGCGCTCGATATGAACTTAAAAACGTCATACCTGGCACTTTCATTCCCAAACCACCCAACTCAGGTGGTATGTAATAATTAAGGGAAACAGGGTTCTTACGATTTAACGTAGAACACAGCTTAAGCTTATCTTTATTATAATAGCAAAAGCGTCTATCGGCACGTACTGGATTTAAAGCTCCATGCATAACATCAGCATGGAGACAGTAAACAGGCTTCTGTTTAGAAGCTTTAACTTCAGTACTACAAACCTTACTCTGCCCAAGTAACATACCAGCATTAAAAAAAGGTATATACTCAACGGTACTCCCCTGGACATAAAACAACTGCGAATTTACAGTGCAGTATTTGTCATGGAAGAAGTTTTTCCCCGGTGAAGGGAAGAGCCCGGATTCAGGTAACATAGAAAGCCATTTATCATACTTGGCTTCATCTGTCCGGAAAAGGATATCGTCACCATTAATCATGACGTTAAGATCCCTAAAGTCGCCAACATTTGGTTCGACTGCTCTCCAGTACGTTGCTAAATTAATCGCACATAAAACTGGAAAACTTAAGACCGATCCCATTAGTTGTCCATTAGTTTGTTGGACAGGATCAAGGTCAATACCGTAACCGGTAGGATATTCAATACGATGTTCATAAAGAACACGACGACATATTTCGACATGCTTCATCGATATTACTCCATGATGTAAAGCACGTTGAATAACTGACTCAAAAAACAATTTCGTCAGTTCAATTTTTATGTTGTCGGTGGCAGCACTAAAATCGCCACTCGCGAAGCTTCCATTAGGACTACGCTTCACTAATTCTTCTATATGGGACACCTGCAAAGGTTCACCAATAAGTTTAAATTGAAAATACTTTTTCATAGAAGAATGAATATCCAACTGAAGACCCTTCGCAATAGCATATGCATAAGCATTGCTTTTAGTAATATTACGAATCTTCAGTGGCTCACAAATAGGATGTACCTTAGCGGTACATTGAGCAACAGGGGTATCTGAAATTAACAGATCGTTATCAATGGTACAAAATCCTCTACGTTCGGTAACACCAGAACGTGGATGATAACTCATTCGAAGGAGTTCGTCATTAGACGTATAACCATTCATAACGTTACCATATAAAAGGTAACCCTTAGCCCCACCACTACTTGTGGACGCCTCCCAGCAGGCAGACGTACTATACTCATTAACGGTACTAGTACGCTCGAAAGAGACACAGTCAGCGATATTATCAAACTTGTTTTTAAAATCTTCAAGTGGTGATAAATATTTCGGACGCCTGACTTTTGGACATATCGATTGATATAAGATCCCCATTGGGGCGGGATCAAATCCAAATTTGTGTGTCTTTCTCATCGGTTCTGAGGCTTTGCACATTGCAGCCCTATGTTTCTTTAAACTAGAACATATAAACAGATCCGGAACAACCTCGGCGCATCGCTTTAGTTGAGCGATCGACCAAAAGAGGTGTTGGTTCTTTTTCGTCTTCGATATCAGACGATTGCGGATATATCGACGCAAAGAACCTGCAAAGAGTAAGGGTAGACCACCAGTGTACCAGGACGGAGCGTCTGGTAATACACGTTGATCTAAACTCTTTGCGTGCAAGAACGTTGTAGTATATTTTACTAATTCAATATACTGGTCATAAGTTTCGACCGATAACAACGTCTTGACACAGGAGAGGATGGATGTAGCATTAAACTTCGCGAAAAAATCAACTTCACGATCAGCTACTGTTTCAATGAACCCGATTGAAACCTGTAAGGCACTTACAATCCATTCTTTCTCCAACCATGCACCAGATATCTTAAGTGCATGGGTACTAACCGCGCAAACCTGTAGGTTCAATTGTAGATTCACCAATTCACTTTGGATTAATCTACAACGTATAGCATTATCGAAATGCATATTTACAGGCTTACGGCAATCAACTCGATTGCTTAAGGCGCGAGACAACAGATATAACATATCTAACTGGACGTTAGAAATGTTGGTACTCTTATGAGTACTGTAATCATTGTGTTTCGAC